TCATCACAGGTCAGGAACATTCCACGAGATTCATGCAGATGGTTCAGAAGTCACTAGAATTGTAAACAACAATTACACTGCAATACTCAAAGACGACAAAGTGTATATTGCTGGTAACGCAGACTTACAAGTTGGTCATGGTAATGTAAACATAACAATCAATACAGGTAATGTTGATATGAAAGTTCTGAAGGGAAATGTTTCTTCAGAGATTACTGAAGGAAATCTAAAAGCAGATATCCTCAAAGGAACAACCGATGTATTATCCGAAGGAAAGATAACAATCACAGGTAATAATACAACAGAGATTATATCAGACACTACAGTCACAGGAACACTTCATGTCACTGGTGCCCAAACAAATGATTCAACGATTCATGCTAAGGGTGATATATCAACCGATGCTGGAGATTCACCAACACTTGCAACCCACAAACATGACACAACTATAACAGGTGGTTCAAGTTCAGGTAAATATACTTCAGTAAAAGGTAAATAAGGAGTATAAATAGATATATGGCAAATTTAAAATCACAAGGGAAGAATGTAGCAGCGAAGGAAGTTTACGCAGATTTAGACATGAACTTTACTCCTCACCCCATAACTGGTGATTTAACCATTAAAAAAGATACAGATGCAATCAAACAGTCAATTAAGAATATCATGTTAACAAATTATTATGAAAGACCATTCAAACCAGCATTAGGTGGTGGATTTAGAGAACTGTTATTTGCACTTGACACTGAAAGACGAGTAAAAAGGGCACAAAGAAAAATTAGTAAAACAATTGAAGACTTCGAACCAAGAGTTTCAGGTGTTTTACCTCAGTTTGTAATAAACGGAAATGATTTGAATGTCACAATCTACTATACAATAATAAATGGCATGCCGAATCAGGAAGTTAACATGACACTAACAAGGGCAAGATAATGGCAACAAAGAGTTCACAAATAAACATTACAGAATTAGATTTCGAATCGATTTCAGATAATCTAAAAGCATATCTCAAAGGACAAGAGAAATTAAAAGACTATAACTTTGAAGGTTCAACAATGTCGACATTGATTGACCTACTTGCATATTCATCTCATATTGGTGCGGTCAATACTAACATCGCTGCATCAGAATTGTTCTTAGATTCAGCACAAATAAGAAAAAATGTTGTATCTCGTGCAAAAGATTTAGGTTTTACACCTGCTTCTGAAAAATGTTCTTCTGCAATCATTGATGTTGCAATAAGAAATGTTAAAAATGCAGATGGTGGTTCTCCGACATTAGCAGAAATGACAATACCAAGAGGTCATGTCTTTCAAACAGTTTTTGATGGTGTATCATATGACTTTGTGACTACAGATACAAACAAACCAACTCAAAACGGTTCAACATACAATTATGCTGGTGTAGAAATATCACAAGGTACATACATGGTCGATTCTTTTGTTTATGATAGACAAATTAAGAATTCAAAATTTGTTTTATCAAATGAGAGAGTTGATAGAAGTAAATTATCAGTTGTAGTCAACTCAGATGGTGTCTCAGAGACCTATGCTTTATCTACAGACATTTCCACAATTACAACACAATCAAATGTGTACTATACACAAGAAAACGAAGAAGGATACTTAGAGATTTACTTTGGTGATGGTGTATTAGGTAGAGAACTATTGGATGGTGATATCATAACTGCAACTTATATTGTAGTTGATACAGAACATGCCGATGGTGCAAAAAACTTTAGTCAAATTACAGCAGTAAATGGATTTAATGATTCAACAGTCACAACTACAACAAATTCAACAGGTGGTGCAGAGAAAGAATCAATTGAATCAATCAAGTTTAAGGCAAACAAATTCTTTACATCTCAGAACAGACTGGTAACACTGAATGACTACAAAGCAAAGGTCAGTGAGTATTATCCGAATGCAGATGCAGTTGCAGTATGGGGTGGTGAAGACAATGACCCACCACAATATGGTAAAGTTTTTCTTGCAATCAAACCTAAGAATTCAGACTACTTAACAGAAGTCGAAAAGAGTGATGTTGTTAGAAAACTAAATGCATTGAATATGGTAACTGTAAGACCTGAAATTGTAAATCCAGAGATTATTAAGATTCTTATATCATCAACATTCAAATACAACAACAACTTTACTACACTATCAAAAGGAGAGTTAGAACAATTAGTAGATACTACAATCAATACATATGATGCAGAAAATTTATCTAACTTCGATAGTATATTCAGACATTCAAATTTAGTAAGAACCATTGATGATACAGATACATCAATTCTATCTAACATAACAAATATAAGATTAAAGAAAGCAACAAGCATGACTCTGAATAAGAAGATTGGTTATACCAATGACTTTGGTAATGCTTTCTATCATCCAAATGCAGAATACAATAAAGCATTGGGTGGTATATTAAGTTCAACAGGTTTTTATGTGACAGGTGATTCTGTTAACATACAATATTTTGATGACGATGGTAATGGAAATCTAAGAAGATTCTATCTATCTGGTTCAACAAGAATCTATAGTGATACGACTGCAGGAGTAGTCGACTACACTACAGGTAAAATTACAATTGGTGCATTGATGGTTACTGGAACAGTAAACACTAATACAACGATTGATTTCACAATTATTCCTGACAGCTACGATGTAGTTGCAACGAGAGGTTCTCTTGTAGATATCTCTTCTGCTGATGTCACGGTGAAAGGTGAAATAGACACCATCGCAAGTGGTGAGAGTAGTGCTGGGGTTGGATTTACTTCAACATCTAGTTCTACATATTAAGGTATTCATTATGAATAAAGTGGTCGCGAGTCCCGCGAGTAGTTTCCCATTAATTTGGATTATATAAAAGGAGAAAAAAATGGCAGATAAAAAAATATCAGCACTATCAGCAGTAGCAGATTCAGCAATTGGTGCTGATGATTTACTACACATCGTTGACAACCCAGGTGGAACACCTGTCAACAAAAAAATGACTATTGGTCAATTGTTTGAAAATATCCCTACGCATTTAGCAGTAGATGATATTGTCACACATTCGGCAACTAGTTCAACTTTAGCAAATAGCTTTTGTAATATCATTAACGGTGCCGGATTCTCATCGAAAGTAGTTTTCGATTTGGGTGTAGGAACAAATACCGGACAATTACAAGTGTTGGTTTGTTCAGCAATGGGCAGTGGTGGTTCAGCAGCTATTACTGTTGCATCATGGGGTGCTTCAACAGATTCAACTGAGCAAATCACTTTTGATGCAAGAGGTGAATCATGTGTTTGTATTTGGAACGGTTCAAACTGGTTCCCAATTGCAAATAACAGTGCAACTATAACATAAGAGTAAACTAAATGTCTCACGAATCATTATCATCAGATAAAATAACACAAAGACTGCATACAATCTTACCAGAACATATAAGAGAAGATGCACCTGCCTTTTCGGCATTTTTATCTGCATATTTTGAATTCTTAGAGAAAGAGGTTATAACTCTTAAATCACAAAGCGATTTAGATGGTATTGCTTTAGAAGACGGTCTCGGTGCTCTACTTGTAGAGTCTGCGACCGTCTCACCATCTCCAGATGAGAACACATCTAAAATAATAAACGAGTCAACTCCTACAAACCCAAATACATCAGCAGAACCATTGACTGTAGGAGAATATGTTTACGGAAAAACAAATGGTTCTATTGCAAGAATAGATGTTATCAATACTAACACTCTATATGTTTCAACGATTTCAGGAAATGGTTTCTCAAAAGATGAAGTCATAGAAGGAAGAAATAGTTTACAAACTGCACAGGTTGAATCATACAAAGAAAACAGTATACTTGCAAACAATCGATTATTGGACTATTCCGATATCGACCATACAACAGAAGAATTCTTACAATACTTCCAGAGAGATTTCTTACCTTCGATTGATTTATCGAAACTTAAAAACAAAAGATTAACAATCAAAAACATTTCTGATTTGTATCAGAAAAAAGGAAGTGAAGAGTCAATTAAATTCTTAATGAGACTCTTATACGGTCAAGATGCAGAAGTTAGGTATCCTGATAACGAAACACTTTATGTTTCTACATCAGATTATAATGAAGAGAGAAGACTGGTTCTTCATATGACTACAGACCAAGTACCTTCTGAGACTGATAAAATAACATATACTAGTGCTGACGGTACTATACTTGCAGAAGCAAATATAGAAAGATTAAACACACTTACAACTGATATTTACTCATGTAGTATATCCAGAAATCATTATGGTACTTTTGTACAGAATGAAGAGGTCTCAGTTTTAGATAGAGATGGTATCACTGTTTATACAGGAACAGTCTTAGGTGTTAACACTGGAATAGATACCGATAGTGGGTCATCTACTTACATTGCACACAATGATAGTGGTGTAATCTTAGCAGAAGATGGTTCAGGTATTCTTATGGAGAAATCAACAATTGGTTCTCTATATTCATTCAATGACAATATTGATATAACAAGTGCAAAAGATGATGCTGGAGTTGTAGACTCTACTGCAAAGGTTGATGGTCTATCGTCTGGACCTGTTAAAGAAATTATCATCGAACATGGTGGTATAAACTATGAAGCAGGTGAAATGGTCATCTTTGACGAAACCAATACAGATGGTAATGGTGCAGAAGCAGTCATTGGTGCAACTGGTGATGAAATTGTACTAGAGAATGCCACACTTTGGGGTCAATTTGAATTTATTGCAACTGCTGGTCAAACTTTATTTGGTGGTGCAGGTGTAAAAGATGTAAACGGAAGATATGTATTCTTCAATGACCACACTGTTAAAGTTTTTAGAGACGGTTTATTACAAATAG